TTAACAATTCCTTAACACTGTCACTGCGTGACGGCATCCACCCTAGCCCACCGCCCCCCTCCCTATGACAGTGAACACAAAAAAAAGGGCCGAAGCCCTTTCTGTCTAGAAGTCTATCCTCATTAGTTCGCTGAGGAAGTACCTTGTCTTGCCTACTGGAATGTAGGGTTCAAGCTCTCCATTTTCAAAGCACATATCGTACTCAATGGTTGACGCACCGCTCGAGAGTATCTTGTCAACGCTGACAATCCTCCAATGTGCTACCTCATCCTCAATGCGAATGAGTTCGAACGCGCCGCCGTTTCCGATGTGAGTGGCGGCAATTGACTTCCGGCTGTTTTGGCCGTCCGGAGTGGCCTTGTTTGGTTTAAACATGACACTAAATTAAGTCAGGGCTTCGATATACGCAAATATTGATGGGTTTCTTAACAATTTCTTAACACTATCACTCCTTCGTCGTGATTCGCCGACGCATCCCACCCCCCTCCCTGTGACAGTGAAATGCCATGAGAGGCGTTTTAAAGGGGCATAGAGCGATTTAATTATGCTGACTGGTATATGGATATAGATGAAACAAAAAGAGAGCCCCGAAGGGCCCTCTAATTAAATGTCGTTCTCTTCCGTATTGGTTAGACTTTTGGGCTGTAGAGTGCGATGAGACGCTCAGTCTGACATTCGTGCTCAATTCCGTGAAGGATTTTGATAACGTCGCAGTAGTCGGCAACCGCTTTGTACTTCTGGAATGGCATGCAACCGACCGCCATGTGAAGGTGTAAGAAACCTTCGAAAATCATGTCTTTCTTGTCAGCCTCAGCTTTCAGGTGCTCAATGAATGTGTAGAGAACTCCCATTTCGCGCGGCTCCATGCTCACCGGGAATCTTTCGAATCGACTCCATTGAACGAGAGCCTCAGAGTAACGTTGGTTCACCTTGACCATGCAAGTGAATCCTGTTTTGATGGTGTTAACCATGATGAAAAAATTAAATTGGTTTACGTTGCTCAACCGTTGAACAACACCGCAAATATAAGACTAGAAATAATTAGAATCCAAACTTTTGAGGGAAAAAAATACGATATCACGTGAATTTTAACATTTGGACGATACGGCAACGAATTAGATGCAGTCAACCAAACTATCTCAACAGAAACGATACGAGGGTACACGGGTTGAGTGAAACGACTTTCTTTTTGGTCGCAAGGGCGTGTACACCCTGTAGAATCCCCAACCCAGTTATATGTAATATCCTCAGTTTGTTTTTGGCTTCACTATCATTTAGGCTTATTTATACAAAGCGGGTTCCCGCCGTGGGAAAGACTCGATTTGTACACTCCTCCAAACACCCTTTATGAACACGTTCAGATTTAGCCCGGGTAATTTATAGTATATATAAGAGTTTTTGTATATGTACTATATAGTATATTATATCTATAGTATACTATAGCTATAGTATACAATAGCTTTTGTATACTATAGGGGGGTGGTGTTGAAAAAGAGTGGATTAATGAGCTTTTATTTTTCCTTAACTTTACAGCAAATTGAATTCTATGCCAGTACAGGACACCACGAGGATAGAGCGAATGCTAACTGCCATCTTAAACTTGGCATTAAAGATTGACCCATCGAAAGAGTTTGTCTTTAGATGTTACGATAAGTTTGAGAGCGCTCTGGAAGAATACGTTGACTACAGAATACGAATAAAGCTTGCAGAACATGAACGAAGAATACCTGAGGATGAGGTTAGAAGAGATAGTTACCTTGACGAACAATCTTCGAGAAGAGATGGATTACGGGATTGACTTCGTAGTAGCTATCTCCTACATCGACCTAAACGAGGATGGAGACATGGAGATATCACGCATGACAGCAACATCCATAGACCTGCCAGAGGTGTATGAAGAGGTGGAAGATGCATTGCGTGTCAACGTTCACAAGAACTACATGAGGTCGTATCCCTCAAAGGCCTTTCAGACAGATGCTGAGGTGGCTTCAGTGCTTTCTAAAGCAGGTGTATTACCATACGGGCTGAACTGATGGAAGGACAGGTACGTAAACTACTCCAAGGGCCCCCTAAAGAAGGGATGGTATATATCGTCGGCCAAACAACCAAGATTGGTTTGATAAACGATATACTCCTTGACACGCAGCATTTTGAAAAGTTTGGGACACTGATGTGGAACGTGTATGTCGAAACGAAGATAGGTACACAACTCTGGAAACAGATACCAGCACACAACTGCACAATAGAATACAATTTAGTTTAACATGAGAACATTTGGTTTTTTTATCTACTTCCAAGTCGAGAAGGAGACAGAGGATACATACACCCTTCCCGATGGAACCGAACTCTGGTTGGATACCGCCATACAACCCATGTATAACGCTAGGCAATATGGAACGGTATACTCAGTACCAGAGAACATAGAAAAGCACAAGCGCTTTGATGATGGAGTCACCCTTCGCAAGGGTGATAAGATATTTTTTCACCACTTCGTGGTGGAGGAAGACTCCAAGGTCAACCTATTCGATGAGGAGGTGTACCGTCTCCCCTACCAGCAAATCTTCGCGGTGGAAAGAGATGGAGAGGTGATACCCATGAACGACTTCGTATTCCTTAAGCCAGAGAGAAGAAAGTCATCACTGACGGGTTTTTACGACCCCAATGAGGGCGAGTACTCAGAGAAGGTGGGTGTCATCACCAGCATAGGCAAAATAGGCAAAGAACAGGGAGCAGAGCTGGGCGACAGGGTGCTTATAACTCAAAAGCCTTACCTGATGAAGATGAATGGCGAAGATGTGTACAGAGTAAGCGCCAGAAACCTCTTATGCGTATTGGAAGATGAAGTACAAATTGGAGGGTAACATATTTGACAATCACCCAGAACTCAAAGAATATGAAGAATTTAATTGGAAAGCTCCTCTATCTGCCAATAGGCTTGCTTATATTGTTCTTGTTTATAGTGGCGATTCCCCTATTGCCGATATGGACGATATTGTTCTTAGGAAGAAATCTGCTTTCAAAACTAGCGGACTACCAAAAAACCTTGAAGAAAGGATAATATCCAACGAGGATGACATCACAAACGCTATGATTACTCGCTTCTTCAAGATACAGAACGAAGCAGAGATAGAGCTATTGATGTCAGGCAAGGAGGCCTTTCACATACTGCTTGAGGAGGTGAGGTCACCAGTTAGTGACGAGCTGAACGACGACAGGAAAGCTAGTGCACTGAAAGCCAAGAGGATATGTTTCGAAGACGCTTACAACATCATGGAAGCTGTCAAGAAAATACAAGCTATCATCAAGGAATCAAACACCGATATATCCAGAGTGTTTGAAAAAACTAAGGACAAAGACCAATGGTCTAAGGGCTGGGTAGAAAACTTAGTAGACAAAAAGTAATTTAAATATTATATCTTTGCCGTTTGATGCACGAAACGAGCGAATTAGAGTTAAACCCATTCGGAGAAACGGTTATTGGCAGAGCTATATATGTCAATGGCCTTCAGGTGCATATACCCAAGAAGCCTATAAAGAAGCTGATAGCAGGTTCCTCGCTTCCCAAAAAACAACAAAAATGGAGCAGAACCGAGCTACCCGAGAACTTCGAGAGTCTACCTGCAAATGAGCAGGAGGCTTTCGTTGTTCAAGAGTGGGACAGGAGGAGAAATGGGCATTGGTTTATGTGCAATGGGGAGCCTACCTATATAACGGGGGCTCACTACTTCTACCTCAACTGGTGCAAGATAGACGTTGGATACCCCGAGTACAGAGACAGAGACAGACGCTTCTTTCTCTTTTGGGATGCCTGTGAGAAGGACCCCGACTGTTACGGCATGATATTCATGAAACACAGGCGTGAGGGTGCATCGTGGAAAGCAGCAAGCTTACAGCTTTACTATATCACAGCGGCTAGAAATGCCCACGGCGGCATGTTGAGCAAGACGGGTAAGGACGCAAGTGACCTGTTCCAGAAGGCTGTATATATGTTTAGGGAGCTCCCTATGTTCTTTCAGCCTATCATAGAGGGTACTGACGCTCCTAAGTCCGTCCTTTCGTTCTCTCAGCCCGCACAACGTATGGGCAAGAACAACAAGACGGTAAGCAAGACTGTCGGTTTGAACTCCAAGATAGACTGGAGAAACACCAAAGAGAACTCATACGACTCCACAAAGCTTAAGTTCTTCAACTCTGACGAGTGTGGTAAGTGGGAGGAGGCTAATGTAGAGGATAACTGGCAGATAGTAAAGCCATGTTTATCTGAGGGACGACGTGTATATGGAAAAGCATTGTTTACATCTACTGTAAACGATATGGATACGGGTGGTGCTCGGTTCAAGAGCCTTTGGGATGATAGTGATATCAACGAGAGGGATGGAAATAACAGAACCAAAAGCGGCCTGTACAGATATTTCACCCCAGCGTACGACGGCTACGAAGGCTTTATTGACGAGTACGGTAACTCAGTTGTCGAAACTCCAAACACCCCTGTTGATGGGATAGATGGGTACGCCATAAAGATGGGCTCCAAGGAGTACTTTGAGAACACTCGTAAGTCGCTGGCGAAGGATACTAACAAGCTTGCAGAACACAAGCGACAATTCCCATTTAACCCAGATGAAGCTCTTAGGACTCCGGCTAAAGATTGCGCTTTTAATGCGGAGAAGATATATCAGCAGCTTGAGTTCCTTGAGACAACAGACGGCAAGCTTCTCACCAAAGGAGACTTTATCTGGAGAAAAGAACCCGGAGGAGAGGTTGTGTTCTCTCCAAACCGCTCTAGTGGAAAATGGCTGGTCGCTTGGCTGCCAGACAAAGAAGACCAAAACGCTAAGAACGTCCACAGAGGAACGGTGAGGCCGGGCAACGAAAGCTGGATAGTAAGCGGGTGTGACCCATACGACCACGACACAACTACCGACGGTCGCAAGTCAAATGCAGCCAGCTATGTGTTCAGGAAGTACACCCCTGCTGACCCATCGTTTTCACACATGTTTGTGTGTGAGTATATAGCTAGACCACCTAAGGTCACCATGTTCTATGAGGACATGATAAAGCAGTGCATATTTTATGGATGTCAGATACTGGTGGAAAATAATAAACCCGGTATAATAAATTACTTCAAGCAGTTAGGTTATGGGGCTTACCTTATGAACAGGCCTGAGTCTACGATGACAAACTTCTCTTCTAAGCAGAAGATAGCTGGGTTGCCCACTGCTGGTGCGACGGGTGTCGTTGTAGACGCTATTATATCTTCAATTGAATCTTATGTATATGACAGATGTGGGTATTTAGATGACGGCTCAGTTGGAAACGTTTTCTTTCCAAGACTATTGAAAGACTGGTTGACTTTTGAGCCTACTAACAGAACGAAGTATGACGCTACTATGGCTAGCGGTATTGCTTTGATAGCAACTCAAAAAAGGGTCTCGGAGGTAAAGAAATCTTCTGGGCAACCATTCTTAAGAAAATTCTCCAACACGGGTACTATATCCAAAATGATTAAAACATGATTAACGATTCTGGAAGAAACACATATAGCGGGTATCCAGATATATTTGCCCCGAAGTATATAAAAGAAGGTAAGCAATATGGCTTGCAGTACTTCAGGGCTATGTATGCAGACTGGATAGGTGAGAGCGGAAACCTGATGGATATACGTTCTCGTCGGATAAGAGAGAACAGAAGGTATAGCTCTGGCATGCAGTCTGTTGACAAGTACAAGCAGATGTTTATAGACGAGCAGGGAGACCTTAGCTATACGTCTATTGACTGGAGCATAGTTCCCATAGTGCCCAAGTTTGTTGATGTAGTCGCCAATGGCATTCTCAATCAAGACCACAACATTATGGTTGAGTCTATTGACAGGGAGTCTCAGGATGAGAAGATAAAGGCTAAGAGACAGCTTCAAGCTAAAATGCTTTTGAAGGACTTTACAGAGGACTTTTCTAAACTTAGCGGCATAGACTTGTCTGCTGAGACGGAAGGTCTTCCAGAGACTCCAGAAGAACTTGAGCTGTACATGGACTTGACTTACAAGCAAGCCGTGGAGATAGCCATGGAGCAGGGGATAGACTACGTCATGTCATACAACGACTTCATTGAGATTAAGAAGCGCGTTGTAAGAGACCTTATAGACCTTAATGAGGGGTGCACCCATACGTCTATAGAAGGGGATACTATAGCCATCAGATATGTAGACCCACTGTACCTTGTAAAGAGTTATTCTAACGACCCGACGAACAAGGACTTGTATCACGTTGGTGAGATACGTTATATGACCTTGGGTGACTTGAAGCGCTCTATTGACGAGGAGGTTTCTGAAGAGGTGTGGTATGAGATAGCCAAGAAGCACATAGGTAAGTATGGCAACCCGAACAAGATAGCCAAAAGACCTATATTTTACGAGTTGTCTAATAGCTATGAGCATGATGATTTCAAAGTTCCTGTTCTTGACGGTGAGTTTTTGGCTTATAACACTGACGTATATGAAAAGAAGGATACGCGGTATGGCACATATACATTCACGCCTAAGCCTGAAAACTACCAACCACCCAAAAACCCAAGGTACAAGAGGGAGCAAATAAGAGACCAGTATCAAGTTTGGTATAAGGGCAAGTGGGTTGTAGGTTCTGACTACTGCTTTGACTATGGGATAAAGAACAATATGATACGCCCATATGGAGAAAACAACAAAGTCCGTTCTTCATACACCATATATCACATATCTCCCGTTGACGGGGTGAGTAAGTCTTTGACGGAGCGTATGATTCCGTTTGCAGACCAGATACAGCTTGCGCACCTTAAGTTGGCTCAGCACATGGCTAAGGCTAGACCAAGGGGTATGGCCTTCAACTTGGACTCACTTGAGAATGTAATGAAGGGCGATGGCGGTACGTTTACACCGTTGGAGCTTCAGGATGTTTTGCAACAGACTGGTAATCTGTACTATAGACAGATACAGGACGATGGGGTTACACCTTCCGGTCAGCCATTCCAAGAGTTAGAGGGTGGTGTGGGTCAGGCCCTTCAGGAGTTCGTTATGGTGTACAACTATAACTTGGAGCGCATAAGAGATGTGACTGGCCTTAATGAAGCCAGAGACGGCAGCATACCTGATAAGGACGCTCTTGTTGGCGTTCAAAAGCTTGCCGTTCAATCCTCTAATAACGCTACACGACACATCGACGATGCGTTTAAATTTATATTCAAGGAGACGGCGTTAAACTCAACGATGTACATCCAGCAGGTAATTAAGTACAAGTCGGTATATAAGTATATGTACGATTGTCTTATCGCTGCTATAGGACGTTTTTCTGTTGACGCTATAGACGCTATAGACAATGTACCTCTCAGACACTTTGGTATATTTATAGAGGTAGCCCCCGACGAAGTAGAAAAGGAGTACCTCGAAAGGAATATACAGATAGCTCTTCAACAACAGACTATAGAGCTTGAAGATGCTTCTGAGATACGCAGGATAAAGAATGTTAAGTTGGCAGAGCGCAAACTTAAGGTTATAAGAGACAAGCGTAAGAAAGAGAAGATGGAGGAGGCTCAGAAAAACTCTGAGATGAACGCGCAAATACAGGAGCGTAGCGCCATGGCTAAGGCTAAGGCCGATATGCAGGTTGAGCAAGGAAAGACTCAGTTGGAGATACAGAAGATGGAAGCTGAGTTTAACTTCAAGAGCAAGCTTGTCGAGATGGAGCACAGATTTAAAATGGAACAGCTTGACAAGCAGGGTTCTGACAAGGATAGACACATCCAGCTTGCCGCTAACGACCAAGATGCTGACCTCACAAGGACTCGAAAATATTAACTATATTTGCAAATAATTAAATACAATGTCAAATTACGATTTATTAGCTAAGTCAATTGGCGCTAAAGTCGTATCTGATGAGCCAGTGGTTGAGAACCAACCAGCGGTTGTTGAGGAAACGCCAGTAGCACAGGAGACTCAGCCAACAAAAACGGAAGAAAGTTCTTTGAAGTCTGAGCCAGAATCTAAAGATTCGGAACCGTCGATAGACATAAACGAGTATATCAAAGAAAGTTTTGATAACAGGTTTAGCTCTATAGACGAGATTAAAAGTGCTCTTGAGACCAAGAGTGAGCCGCAAAAAATCGAATACGCCAACGAAATGGTTGAGCAACTCGACAAGATGGTTCGCGAAGGATGGTCTATAGAAGAGTATATGAATGTCTACTCCAAAGATTACAATAGCCTTAGCGATGAGGAAGTCATCAAACAGGCTATGATGATGGAGGACAAGTCATTATCATCCGAAGACTTAGATTTTCTGTACGACTCTGATTACGGTTATGACGAAGAAGTTGATGACGACCGTGAGATTAGGCTTAAGCAAATTAAAATTAAAAAAGAAGCTGCCAAGTCTCGCGAGAAGCTGAATCAATTTAAGGAGTCATATCAGCCAAAGAACGTAGCCGAGCGCGTCAATCAGGAGCAACACATTAAAGCTATCCAAGAAAGATGGAACAATGCATTGGATTCTACCAGCATCAGTCAAATCGAATCAAAGGATAACTTTAAGTATGAGGTTTCTCAGGAGGTGTTGAACGAGGTTAAAAACGATGTTAGGGACCTCAACAATTACTTCGCCAAGTACGTCAACAAAGACGGAACCGAGAATATACCTAAGCTCCTTGAAGACCAGCTTAAGATACGGCTTTTTGATGAAGCTATATCTACGGCTATGACTATGGCTAAATCTCAAGGGAGAGAGGAGGTTGTCTCTAATAGAGATAATGTTCAGCCACCCAAAGAGAATAGACCGCAGGGCTCTAAACCAGTTATGGCTCAGCTTTACGAACAAGCTAAACAAAAAGGATTTTTTTAAACTAAGAAAAAATGGCATATACTGCAATTCCTAGCCTCTACAGACAGGCTACTACGAATAACTACATAAGCTCATCGGAGTTTGTTAATGGAACTGATGGAATCATCGACGCTGACCGTGGTCAGATGCTCGTTGAGCGTTACGGCTCTCAAAACCTTACAGGTCTTTTGGAGATGCTTGGCAACAAGGCTCCTGTAGACTCTAGCACCTTCTACCACTACGAGGAGGATTGGTTGCACAAGACTGTAACCGGAACCGCTGATGGGGCAACTGCTACTGGCGTTACCACTTTTACGGTTGCTAATGCTGATGCTTTATTTGAGGCGCAAGATGCCAACGATGCGGTATCTAGAGTTAGACTCAACGATATCGTCATGAATATCGCTGGCGACCAATTTATCGTCACAGATATTACAGACGCTGATACGGCCACTAAGTTTACCGTTACCGCTGTCGGCACGGCTACAGCTTTTGAACAAGCCGCTTCCGTTGAGTTTGCCATCGTGGGTAACGCTTACGCGGAAGGAACAGACCAGCCAGAGGGCTTGACTCCCGGTTTGAACGAGTACAAGAACTACGTTCAGATTATGAAGGAGGCTTACGAAGTTTCTGGCTCTGCTTTGACCGAGAAGATTTGGTTCGAAGTTGAAGACCCTGCTACTGGACGTACTGGTTACTTGTGGGCATTGAAGGGCGAGGGCGATACCTTCCGTCGCTTCAATAACTACTGCGAGACTCAAATGATTGTCGGTAAGGCTCAGGCTCCAAGCACTGGCTTGGCTATGACCGAAGGTCTTGAGCAGTTTGCTCGTGGTGGACACGTAGAAACACAAGCCATAACTGACGCTACTACCGCTTTAACTTTTATCGACAATCTTGTAACCCAACTTGATTCTGAAAGAGGCGCAAAGGAGAACCTCGTCATCATGGGCATTGAGCTTGCCATGGCTTTTGACGCAAATTTGACAATTAACGAAAGGTTTACTAACGGTGGCATTAGCTATGGCGCATTCAATGGCTCTCAAGAGGTGGCTACTGGTTTCGGTATCGACTCTTTCTACAGAGCTGGTTACACGTTCCACAAGATGAAGTACGACCCATTCAGCTACCCACAGATGCTTGGCGCTGTTGGATATAAGAGCCAAGGTTGTGTCATCCCTATGGACTCTCAGCGTGACGCTCAGACTCGTTCTTCTATTCCTTCTTTGCGTATCCGTTACAAGGCAGCCGAAGGCTACAGCCGCGAGATGGAGCACTGGATGGAAGGCGGCGCTGGCTTAGACGTTAAGACCAACGGTTTGGATGTCCTGAAGCTCAACTACCGCACTGAGCGTGGCTTCGAAGGTTTTGCCGCTAACAGATTTATCTGGATAGACGCATAAAATTGTTCTGTCAAAGGGGGAGGGATGGGGCTTAGTGCCTCCTCTCCCCCATATTTCTAATTCAATTCAATTCAAATGATTTATTACGTTCTTTACAACCAGCTTGATAATCACTCATCAGGAAGACTTTATCCGCTTTCTCATTCTTTATCTCCATTTCAAGAGATATATGACCCGTCGTCAAAATCAAGAAGAATTATACGTTGCTGCATTGGTGAGCGCTCTATCTTCAAAGACGAGCAATCTCCTACCTCTCAGGTTCAAAGGCTGGTATTCAAAAATGGAATACTTGCTGTAGACGAGAGAGATGTAAACATCATAAACTTTCTTGAAACGTGTGACTGGAACGCATCTAATGAGAACAGGGATTCAAGGGTGAAGAAAATCTTTTATAAGCTCGACAAGGAAGCAGATGCCAAGGAAAACAATGATTACTTGGATGTCTCTTTTGAAGCCGAGTCTATAGCTAGAGGTATGTCTTTTGATGAGCTTCTCGACTTCTGTCGCTCTGCTAGAGTAAACATAAACAGAGGAGCGGAAGAGATAAAGTATGATGTCTTCAACATGGCTAGGAATGAACCGGAGTACTTCTTGGAGATGTACAACGACCCAGTTATGAAGCGTCTTTCTATCATTAGAAAGGCTGAAGAAGAAGGATTCCTTTATTTCGATACCTCTAAGAGACAATTCTTCTTTGTTGAAAGCGGGAAGAAGACATCTATTAAAGTCGTTCCACTTGGCTTAGAGCCATATAAGGCGTTTACAGAGTGGACGTTTGAGAATGACGGCAAGGAGGTCTTTGTTCATATAGAGAAGCTGTTGAGCGATGATTCAGAGCCTAAGGTTCAAAGAAGAACAAGAACAACAACCAAGAAAGAATAAGAAAAAATGGCAAGACTTATAGAAAAATTAGACGGGCTCAAAATGATTGACAACAGTCAGTACATTTTTGAGCTTCAGAGTAACTTAGAGCCCATCCATACGGAGGCCTTAACGACTACTATCGTGGACGCAGAGGCTGCCGTTCACACGTTTACAGTCAAGGAATACG